GTTGTTCTCCAATTTGTTTTACTTATTATAGCATCAAACTACAACAATGTCAAATGATATTGTTGCTTCTCCATATATTAATAAAGAATTTCATTGTATCAATATCAATAACCGCATTAATACCAAATATTTTTTCTGACCAAACACTAATCTCTTTCATTGTTGTTGTAGTATTGGTTATGAATAAATCATATGGGTCTATAACTAACACATCTACTTCGTCTAATACATGCAACTGTCTATCAAGTCGTTCATTCATATCATCAAATGATGGTCGTAGTGCATTGCCTAAATTTAATTTCTTGTTTCGGATATTTTTAAAATATTCATGACTTTCTAGTGTGAGTGATCTTAGTACTATTATACATGACTCATTCCATATGTCACACTTGTCATTTACAAACTTTTTAACTAATTTATCATCCCATGTTGAATCAGGATGAAAATAAAACATATGGTCACGACTAATATTGATTTGATCAGGGTGGAAATGAAACTGTGATTGATCTATAGTCGCTTCACCATTCCATTCGTCTATTACATGAAATGGTGTGCTTTTACCATCTACCATTCTCCAACGATTATTGCTGTTTACATACACAGATGTTGGTACATATGATTCATTTTGACCTAAGATCCAGGCAAGGAATTCACCTCCTAATCCTGGATCATATACAACAGTTAATAACCTATTATACATTAGACTTCATACAAGTGATTTCTGCCATACGCTGCCATTTGTCACTTTTGGTTTTACGCAAGTCTGCAATTTTACCTACCATACGTAGACTAATCTCGCGCATACGATCTTTGTTATCATCTACAAAGTCAACAATTTCGTTTTGCTCTGCTTCTGAAAAACCATACTCTTCTAGCATACCATCCTTAACAACTTGACGACAACGCAATAGACGCTCACGTGTACTGTTCATAGTCAAATCAAGATAGTGACAACGAGACATAATTGCATCTAAGTGATCTTTGATCTTACCACGAACTTTATCAAATTTTAGGTTAGTGATGAAAATAACAGAACCTTTAAATTCAAATGACTCAGGAATTCCTTCACGACGGAGTGCTGAACTTTCAGTGTTCCAAGAAATCCTACGCTTCTTAGAACTATCTAACGCTGCTTTTAATAGGTTTAATGATAATTCATCATACAACACCGAATCACAATCATCTAATACAAGTACATTGTTAGCATCAGCATAACGATATAACAACTTATATAAACCGATTGCAGAAGCAGCGCCTTTCTCAATGCCAAATCGCGATACTGCACCACGTAACTTATCAAACAATGAATTCTTTTCAATAATATTCTCAACACCGAATGACTTGCCAACTCCCGGAGGACCTGTTACTACCATTCCGCGAATATCACCATCTACTGACATTTGTGTCATTTCATCTAAGATACCAAATCGTTCGCGTAGACGCTCAACAATCTGTTCATCAGTTTCAGTAGTCACAGTTTCAGTAGTATCAATCTCGATGATAGATGTTGCTGCATTCTTACGAGGGCGACCCGCTGTTTTGCGTTTAGTAGTTAATTTGATTGTTTGAGTAGTCATGGTTTAGATTCCTATCTAATTAATTAATGAAGTTCTATTATACAGTAAGATGTATTGGTTTGTCAAGGGTTATTTAAAATATAATGCAAATGATGTTGCATACTTCTTAACGATATACGACTGTGGTCGTTTATATGCTGCATTTGAAGGACCGCGATACTTATAACGAAACTTCCCAGGATATTGACGCTGTACATCATCTACATACATCATTGGGATACCTTTTGCAAAACTGCTCTCTTTAGGTGATGTTTCAAAAATCTGCAATATTGAATCAAGTTGTGTCATAATTTTCTCGCTCTTCTTTATTAACTTACTTAACTATTATAGCAAGGATCATTGCTTTTGTCAAGTGTTTATCCATAAAAAAACCCACAAATGTGGGTTTTTATTTTTTATTATAGTGTTGCGTCTTCTAATCCCGCACATCGTAACTTAATTACGTTAGTGAGTTGCCATTGCTTTACTTCAAGTGCTTTGATAACGCCCATGAACTTATTTCTAACCATTGAAAATTCAACAATAAGATGCTGCAAATCAACTACATCAGGCTCACCATCAACAAATGCTTTCGCGTCTGCTGACGTTAATGCGCGTTGGTAATGCTCAGTAAAGTGTCTAAACTTCTGACTGCGCAATTTGCGCATTTCAGTATTTAAAAATTCAAGTATCGCTTCTGTCTCTTGTAGTTGGTTGAAACGATGTTCAACGATGCCCGGAATATCACGACTGTGCTTTTCCAAGGAACCTTTCATACTACATTCAAACTTAGCCTCTGAAACTTGTATTTCATAATGTGAAATAGCATTTACTATCTCTGACAAATCTCCAGTGACCTTGCGATACCATTTACTCATTTAAGTTTAATCCCACTCTTCTTCTTCGTCTGTATCTACATCTTCTTCGTGTTCAATGTATTCATCAACACTAGTTTGAAGATATTTATCATGCTCACTGATCTGTTCTGCATTACCAGCAATATCAAATCCATATTGATCTAATATTTGTAGAAAATGTTCTGCGAAATTTCCGCGCTCTTTTTCTACAACACTAGACCTTGCAGCATCATACATGGCAATGATAAATTCTAAATCATTATCACTCAGACTCATTGATCATCCCCTTCGGTAACTAATTCATCACCACTAGAATCTAAGATCGCTTCTGGTTGTTGTTCCCACTCGCGCATCATGATATCTAGACAATCATCTGTATTCTTTGACCATGCTTTACGGAACTTCTTAATAACTTCGCCAGTTACGGGACTAATGTACTCAAGACTGTTACCAGACTTTTTAAGTGCACCTTTCGCTTCAAAGAATTCAGTCAATCCACTGTAAGGACTCATACCAGTATCATATGGAATTTCTACTTGTACACTCTCAAATGGTTTAGCATAACGTGTCTTCATTATCTTACACGCTGCACGAATACCATTTACAGTAGTCGTTTTGTTACCATCTTCGTCAACTTTTAACTTCAATTTACGCATTGCGATTACAATTGAACTTGCGTAGATAAATCCTTGACCACCAGAGATTTTATCATCGGGATCAAACATATCTTGTGATGCATAGGTGTGATTCGTAGCAAGTAAACCTACATTGTATTCACCTAACATATTTACAGTGTTACGAACAAGTGAGGTTAGTGCTTTAGGTTTGCGACCTAAGTCACCTTTCATGTCGCCTGCTTCAAACTGCTTAACATCGGTAGGTGTTAATAACATACCTAGACTGTCTACAACGAATAAGATTTTAGGACGATCTGCTGGCTCTTTATCACCATGCTCAGTCTTGTAATCTTTCATCAAGTCAGACATAATTTTAGCAACATCATCAATCATTGCTACGTTCAACTTCATCAATTTTTCTTCACTCGTATCTACACCTAATGCATGTAACCATGCTTCGTCTAGTGCATTTTCTGAGTCAATTAGAACAACATAAATATCTTGCTCTTGTGCATGACGAATAATGTTTCCCGAAGCAATATATGATTTCCCTGCTCCAGATTCGCCTGCTAGTACTGTTACTTTACCTAGTGGGATACCTTTATCAAAGTCTCCGCTAATTAGTTTGTTTAATGTAAAATTACCTGTTGAAATCCAAGTATCAGGATCGTGAAATCCAGTGCTTAGACCAGGAACCGCCTTGGTAATACTCCGACGGAACTTAGACACATCAAATGGTCTTGCCATTTTATTCTCCTTGAAAAATGGGAGCAAAGAACTTGCTCCCTATTGGTTGCTTATGCGTTAGCACCAGACTTGCGATTGCGAATTGCTGCAAGAATATCTTGTGCATTTGCTTTAGGTTTTTCTTCTGATCCTGCATCTGCGTTTACTGCTGCTGATGGTACAGGATCTGCTTTAAAAGGGATTTCATCAGATGTAATCTCCTTCTCTACGACAGGCGCTGATTGAACAACAGATTGCGCAGGCTTAGATGTTGGTGCATCTACACCCCATGGGCGGTAGTAATTACCCCACTTCTCATTATCGTATAACTGACCATCGACAGATGCTTCAAACATCTCGACCATTGCATCTAAATGCGCTTGATCAGGCTTCTTAGGTAGGAAATCAGATAGATTAAATAATCCATTTGTTTCAACTGCATCTAGTTCATCTTGATTTAGACTACGCTCACGCCTTGCCCAGTTAGAAGTACTATAATCAGCCCACTTACCATTCTGACCTTTGACTACTTTAAAGTCTGTACCTTGATCATAATCAGTAGGTAATGATGTGAAATCTACGTCCATTAACGCTGCGCTGATTACCTTAAAGATTTGAGGTGAAATCATGAAACGACGGATTGGATTTTCGGGTGCTTCTTCAACTAGATCACTTTCAGTGACAAAGCCTTGAAACAAGTATGACTTTTTCTTCCAATACTTACGCGCAACATCTTCCAAAGAAGGATCTTTGAACCATTGACGTAATTCAGAATGAATAGGACAGGTTGTTTTTTCATCATCGTACATTTCAATACAAGGTACTTGAATTGTTACGGGTTTTGATTCATCACCACCTTTTACGCCTGCAAATTCTAAACGAATCATTTCACGCTTCAACCAAAAGAATGGGTTGTTCGTGTCTCCGTCAGGTAAAAATCGTAGTGATGCTGATGTGTTGTCTGGAATACTCCAGTGAGGAAAGACAGTGTTGTCTTTATTGGTGTTTGACTTAGTTCCAGATGAACGTGAGTCTTGTTCAAGCAATTTTGCTCGGATTTCTGCTAATGATGCCATTGTTACTTCTCCATGTGCCTTAGTTTTGTTTTAGGTATTTTGCGGACTATTCCGCTAATACAAGTTTGCCTTAGTTTTATTACTTAGCCTATACAGTATACTTCTTTTAATGCCTACTGTCAAGCACTTTTTCGTTTTAATTTGATTTAATTTTTTAGTCTTTCATTGAAGATATTACGTTGTTAATGCAGGCTCTCAACTGGCGCTGCTTCTTTCATTGAAGATATTACGTTGTTAATGCAGGCTCTCAACTGGCGCTGCTTCATTTATATTTATTCTTCTTTGATAATAGACCAGATGCCATATACAAGGGCAATCCATGCTGCTATCTTTGCTAACGGACCTAACAATAGAATTGCTAGTGCAGTACCAATTAATACTGCACCATCTAATGATGTACGTTCTGTTAAGCGATCTTTCATCCAATTAATCATATTATCCCACCATCTTACGTAAGTTAGTAACTGCTTCACCATCCATTGAAGGTGATTCTTGAGTTACTTCTGGTACTACTTCTTCTGTTACCTTATCAAGTAATTGATCAAGTGCAGTAAGAAATACCTTATTCATTTTATGAACATCAACGCTCAACATATCAAGTAAGTTAGACAATTCAAATTGCTTTACTTGAATAGCCTTCATACCAATGTATGATGCTTTGTGTCCTAGTGCAGAAACATCACCACCTTCACCTGAGAAATCAGTCATTGCGTTTTCAGGATGCTCTGGGTCAGTTGAATCAACAGGAATCTTAATACCAGATTTAACAATGTTGATCAATTTTTCTAAGTTTTCAATTGCGCTCACGGTTTTCGCCTCTTTCAATTTAGTTTCAGATACTACACGATTTACTGTAGCGAGTGCTTGTTGCATACTCTCAGTAGATAATGCATTATACTTGAATTTCTCAGAGATGTCAAGGGTTTCTTCAATTAAATCTTCATTTACTTCAACTTTAAAATTATCATAACCACGCTTGGTAGACAAACGCTTAACTGACTCTTTTAGTTGTGCAATCTTTGATTTAATAGTCTCTACGATTTCTTGATTGTCTTCATTGACTAATTTTTGCTGCTTTGTGTATTTTGTGAATTTGTTTAAATCTGAAATCTCTTCACACATAGCCAAAATTGCTTGTCCCTTAACATCGTAAGGATTTCCCTGTTCATTGACATGCATGGTCATTGCTCTCGCGCCTGCCATGTACTTATGTGGGAATGCAAACTTTTCGCCTGATGCATTTTCAATAAACAAACTATGAATATTTCTACTGCGAGAACCACGCATCTCTTCATTAACACTCTTGTTGTGCTTTATGATAAGAGTCGCCTCTGGTAGTCTAATATAACTTGTTTTGGTTGAACCGCCTGCCTTAGTGAAACCTTCTGTCACTTGTGCATCTGTTTTCGGTTGGATTTTTTTATCAAATTTTCTCATTGTGAATTCACCTAATTTTGAATGTGCAATTGCTTTGATTGCATCTAAAATATCTTTATTTCTCTGTATGTCGTAACTTTCCCCAATCTTAACAATCACTTCAAACTTGTTATCTTCTTGTTTGATTGTAACAATCAAATTTTGATCAACAGCGTATAGTCGCGTTGCTTCTTCTACATTCAATGTCTCTACACCATCAATAGTGTATAAACGCATCTTGTAGCCTGCGCCTTTTAGTATGTTAAATAGTTCTGTTGAAATATCATTCATCGGGGTAATTCCTTTTTAATTATATATGTATTTATCTTTTTAGGCTATAAAAATGACATTGGCATTGGGTCGTCATAGTCGTTATCTAAGCCCTCTTCCATCAAGTATTCATATGCAGTGTCTTCGTAATTTGTTACTTCTTGTGCCATTCGTATAATCAATACTAGTGCCATAACCAAATCATCATTTTCACCTTCTTTTGCCCCATAACTATTGCCACGAGAAATAAATACTTTCAGTTCACGTAGTAGATTCTTACTTGCTATTTCTAACTTATCAGTCTCTACCCAATATTTCAATTTAGCACATGCTGCTATCTTTGATTTATGTGTTGTAGTGAAACCCTTGCGATATGCTTTTGTATTACCATGCTTCTTACGCTCACTCAAGAATGTGCCTGGGAAGTATTCTTCACCTATCTCTTCCACACAAACCAATCCTGCTTCGCCCATTGAGTTGTTTTCTAGACTGTAATATATTTCCGATTGTTGCTTTGTCTCGTCATCTATGTATATTGCTATCTTCTGTAATATTCTTACTTGCTGTTGTATAGTCGTTTTATTATGTTGCCATTCAGCAATTTGATTCATTCCGGGAAGTTCGTAAACTTGTATTGCTGCGTTATCTCCACCAGTTCCTAAACTAGGATCTAATGCAATAAGATATAAATTGCCCGCTTTCAACGGCTTATACCAGCGTACTTGTCCCTGCATTGCCCATGCTTCTTTTGCTTCCATCATGGCTAATTTCAAACTACTCACCAATGTCTCATCAAATGCGATGAATTCATTTTTATGCTCACGTCTGAATTTCTCTTCACCGATCTTGGCTTCTTCTACAATTGCCCACTCTTCATCACGATCTGGATGTCTATCCCATATCGCATCATACGAGGCAAAACTATTAATACCTAATTCAGTTTCATTACCGTATTCATCTGTCTTCTTTTGTGAATCTCTCCAAATCTGTGCAAATTGATCATCGTCTTGGTTTGGTGTTGATGTTATTATACATTTACCACCAGTTGCTAATGTAGGAGACAATGCTGTCCAGAAATCTCTTGCGATGTTTGGTCGTACAAATGCAAACTCATCCAAGTATGCTAACGATATAGACATACCACGACCTGTGTTATCAGTAGTGGCTTGCGCAATAATACGACTACCATTATCAAATTCCAATGAACCTTTGTTATATGATGTTGCGCCCGCTCTCAAATAATCTGGCAATGTTTCATATGCAAAGCGAATACGCTGCATTATCTCTTGTGCGCCACTATATTTGTGTGCTGCAATTAGGATTGTTTGATCTGGTACAAACATCGCATACCATAATAGATAGCCAGCAGCACATGTTGATTTTCCCATTTGACGAGAAATCAATGCTACTGAGTTTCTA